GGAGGGGCATTAGGTGCAGCTACAGGCCTGTTTCCAGCTGTGCCGGGTGGAATGGTGCATGTTGTTGAGGGTGGTTATCCAGAAGCGGTGCTCACCACAGATCCGAAACACGCTACGCGTCAAGTCGGCATTCTCCGCGCATACCTACAACAAACAAAGGGGCTATTCGGACGAATACCAAAATTCGAGGCCGGGGGATTCATCTCGCGTTCAGACGCGGAGATGGGAATGCTGGAGTCAATTCAACGCTCAACTCCGTCCTTCCAGTCCATTCCTAATGCGGCACTGGCTACAAATCAACCTCGCAACATCAGATTCGTCTTTCTGGACGATGGCCGTGATGTGCGCAATTACGTCAATAGTTCCGAAGGGGAACAGGTAATCGTTGAAAGACTGGTTCGGAATACCTTAATGAAGCGTTCGTTTGGTGGAGGGCGTAACTGATGGCTGGCTGGTGCGGATTTACGACTGCCGATGAGATCCTTAACTTCTTCTACAGAGGCACGGCGATCTCTATCGGATCAAATCTCTACATCCGACTTTTAGTTGCCCCTTCAAATCGCGGCGGGGGCGGAACGGAGACCACTTATGGGGGTTATGCGCGTCTTGTATTACCGAGGGGCACAACGATCTTCAACGAATCATCTAATGGGCAAATGAGCAACGCAGTCTTACTTGAATTCCCTCCTCCGTCCACGGTGGGCAATGGAGACTTGAATTCATTTGACATCGTAGACACTTCATCCGGCGCATTCACGAAGACCTATAACGGTGGGCCGATACTTCCGGCGAAGGCTATCGAAATCGGTAAGCCGCCCAAATTCGGGATCGGGCGTTTGCAGTTCAGTTTTTGAGGGAAGAATAGATAATATCGTGGGAACCACAATTACTACAGCTCAGGACCACACCCTTGCCGTGGTTGCCATGGCGAATTTGCAGGTTTTCTATTCGATTATCATGATGCTTCCCGTTAATGTGATGGACGGTTTCATTAGCCGTTATAACGCGCCCTAAATGTCGGGCCATAATCAGACGATGCTCAAGAACATAGCCAGCTCGGTTTCTCATCAAAGACAGCGGATCACTGATGTCCAGATATACGGACTGATAACCGTCGGATCGTGTTTTAGGACGCCCTCCTTGCCATGCAGTACTAAACGAACCAAGTCTGGGCCGACGCTCTGGAATTACACCCGCTTCCATCAAGTTAATTCGGACAGTTTCAGGTGCCAACGAAACCCGTCTCGCGATAGATCCAAGGGTAAACCCGTTTTTATACAGGGTTTTCATTTCCGCAATTTGCCCTTGAGAGAGTCGTTTTCGGTGTCCGTGCAAACCCAGCGGAACGCCGTGACGTTTCCTCATGGCCTGGATCGTCCAAATGGCGCATCTGTATTCCATTGCCAATTGACTGGCGTGTGCGCCGTTTTTGTACTTCATCATTATTTCCTCTTCTATTGCCAGAGGAAATTTACCACGATGCACGCGGGCGAATCGGATCTCGATCCCTTCAGTTTTAAGAATCCGCTCAACGGCTTTTCGAGGGATGACAAGCCGTCTAACTACCTCGCTAACGTTTGCCAGTTCGTTATAAAGACTAACAATTTGGTTGCGCTGTTCATTATTTACACGGTACATAGCAGCCACAGATCAACACCCCTAAGTTATAGTGCCTTCGCGATTATAACACGAGTAAAGGGCGCAAGTTGCAAAACTAATGGCAGTCACCGATCCAACCAAAACTAACTTTCTTTACCGCTTCGACTGTGGCGGGAGTATTCGGCGCTTTACTGCTGTTGGCGAGAACCAAATTTATAACGGAGAGGTTTACATCGGTGATAGCAGTAGTGGCGACAAGCCACAAGTGGACCATACACCTCCCACCTTTAGCGAAGATCCTGAAGACGCAGAAATCGACGTCAGCATGAAGGACACGTCGAGCGTTGCGGCTCTTTGGGTGCTTGGCCCACCTGCTTATCCGGTAATCGTTGATATCTACAACTATGACCGGGACCTGGATACCGCGACTCACGAGTATCACGGCTGGATTGTCCGACCAAACTTCGAGCTTGATCGTTCAATCGTCAGCTTTCACTGTAAGTCGGTTTGGCACTTTTTTGAACGGCAATCGTTTAATGACTCCCTATCTGCATTGTCCCGTTACTCAATCTTCGATCCGCGCTCAGGTATCGACATCGAAACACTGCGAACCGGAATCACGATAGATTCTGTTAATGATGAGCGAGACGTGATTACCGTTACCGGAATATCCGAACCGGATGACTGGTTCAGAGGTGGATTGATCATTGCCCCCGATCGCGACATGCGAACAATCCTCACTCACACAACTGTCTTGGGAGTAAAAACATTAACGCTTAATGCTGCTTTCCCTCAATTCACTTTAGACGTAGGGTTTACTGCCGATATTTATCCGGGCGATGATCTGACTTACGGAGTCTGGTCCGTGAAGTTCGATGCCCAAACAAATAGTGGAGCTAAGCATGGCGGCTGGCCATTCATGCCGAACGTAGACCCGGCAGTCAAAGGAGTTATCTGAATGTGGCTTCAGTTAGCACTCCTTGCGGGTCAAATGTTTCTCGGTGAAGTTACCCGGCAGCGACCACACAAGACCACCCTTGAAGAGTTCCGGAAAGACAACGCTCCGTCAGAGACGCGATCTCTAGCATATGTGGCAGGCACTGAAGAAATTACCCCCTCACGCATCTGGTACGGCGACTTCAAGGCTCGAGCTGTCGAACGTGACTCGCACTGGACTGATTACCTTTTCTTAGGGCTTTCGGCGGCATTGCTTGATACGATCACGGTCGCGTACCGCTACTACTGCGGAGAGGCATTTGCCCTTTGCTATGGGCCAGACAGGCACATTGAGCAGATTAAGATTGCTGATCGGCTTGTTTACGCAGCTACGCCCGGCACAGATAACGCTGGTGGCTCATTTCTGATTGACGACCCCCAGGCATGGGGCGGCGATCAGCCTCCCGGTGAAGGTGGGCAGTATTCTTTGTGTGACATCACACGGGGAAACTACACAGATCCTCCCAATGCTTATCTGAATAACCTCTTGGCGACTCCTCCGGCAAACATCCCCGGATTAAACGGGATTCTGGCCCTGATCTCTCGTGGTCCAACTGGATTTACAGAATCGGGATACTTTGCTGCCGGTGGAGTTGGATTCACGCCGCGATTCAAGGAATGGAAAGTAACAGTTAGGGGCCAGCCGAGTAATCTTGGCGTTCCTGAATATTCAAAGATCGGCAGACATGCGAACCCGGCAGAGGTGTACTATGAACACAGCGTTTCGCTTGAATATGGCGCACAAGTCCCTGTCGATGAATTAAACCTTGATTCGTTCCGTCTCGTTGCCCAAACGCTTCATTCTGAAGGTCTCGGATGGACTGGAAAGATTGAAAACCCCACCTCACCCAAGGACATTTGCAAAAACATTCAAGAGCAATGTGACATGATCGCGGACCCGTCACCGTCTCTTGGCTTAACACTTCGGCTCATCAGGCGCGACTATTCCTTTGGATCACTGCCGGTAATGAACCGAGATGTAATCACGCGGACTGATCGCTATTCACCCGGAGCCTACGAAGACACACTCAATAAAGTAGAGGTGGCATTCAAAGATCAAAACAACAATTTCGCTGACCGCAAATCAATCTACATCGATCCGGCAAATCAGAAGATCCAAGGCGGCCGAACGGTTCCTCTTACTCAGGAATACTTAGGTGTCGCGGATACTACGACGGGCAATCTTTTAGTGACACGAGACGGGCGCGCATTGAGTTTCCCTCGCGGCCCGCTGACTAATTGGGTGGTGCCTTCGTGGGGCAAATTGCGATACCGAGGCGAAGTCGTAAAGTGGGAATGGACCAACCCGACATTCAGTAAGATTATGAGGATTCTTGCGGTGACACCGGGAACCTCACGCGATCCCGACTATCGCATCGTAAGCATCGAAGATCAGTTTGCCACCGGTGCTCGAACGTTTGGCGAGCCGTCGGGCACTTCACACGTAGATCCATCAACCGGACTTAATACCGCTCCGCCCTCCGCGAGTTGGGACACGGTAGGATTCCCACCAGACGGCCTAATACAGGTAGCTTTAGAAACCGCAGATGGATCTGTCGATAACTTTATTCAGGGTGGAATTATCTTTGACACATATGCGGCTGGCGGGCAGTACGCCAGAGTTTACGTGACTGAGCCCGGTGGAGTGGAAACCCTCTCGCCGATGTTTCTAGCGCCAGACGCGAATAACAAAGACTCTTTTAGATGGCCTGCGTTGACGACGGGCGATTACACTTTTTGCATTCAAACCTATTCACTCAGACAAGCCACCAACGGCACAAAGGTTTGCGCGACTATTACCGTCACAGCGTTAAGTCTGAGGCTTTTAGAAGACGGAAGCACGCGATTACTTGAAACGGGGGCCGCAAGGGCATTGGAATAGATGAGCTACGAGAGCGAACAGCTAGCCGATACTCCGGCGTTGTTTTGGCGGCTTAATAATGTCGGTGCGGCCGCAAACGGGGATGAAATCACAGATCTGTCAGGAAATGATCTGCACGGCACCCTCGAATACATCCAGCCCGGCACAACTCCGGAGGCCTATGGCTATCCGTCACCAATCGAAACCGATCCAACAAGTGTTGAATTTCGTGGATTCAATGACGGGATATTTGCGGCAACACGCGTATCGCGGATTGGTGCTGGAACCGATCCCTTGATTGAACCCTCCGGAGATTTCGCCTTAGAGGGGTGGCTGCGACTTCCCGCAGCAGTCGGTGGGGGCGCACAATTCGGAACCATTATGCAGCCCATGTTTGGTCGTACCGGCTCAACGTTTATTTATATCGATCATTTCAACAAAATAGCAGGATGTGTGATCGACACGGCCGGGGATGGATGGCTGGTGGTTAATCCCGATGCGGTGGAATTTGGCCAGTCATACCATGTGGTTTTGGAGCGAGTGGGAAATGCTCTTGCCTTGCGTGTCGATACCATTTTGAAAGATACGGCCACCATAACCAGCGGATTACCGAATCGCATGGATGCGCCTGGCACTTTCCTGAACGCAAGCGGAGGCGTGCAGGATCTGCCTGGATTCTTTGTTCATCCCTTTCAGGTCTCTGCGTGCGATGCGCGTTACGATGAAGTTGCTTACTATACCCACTCACTTGGATCAACAAGAACTACTGTTCATTACGAGTCGGCGATCAACGCCACGCTTCTCAATGGTTTCTCGAATGTGGTTCCCTCGGCAATTCTTTATTCCGACTTAGAACCCGATCCGGTGAGCTATCCCTTTCGCCACAACTGGAGCCAGAACCTGATTGAGCGAATAGGTTTTATGTCGGGCTTGTCTACGACTGTTTCAGGCAGGGAAGAAGGCAACGGAGTACGCCCAAACCCACGCCGCGAGATTGAATTCGCTCAAGTGATTCGAGACAACGCTGAACGTCAGGATCTAAGAGCAAAGATTAAGGCTTACCAGGATAGGAAATGGTTCATTCCAATACTTGAGCATCGCGAGCAATTACTAGTTCCGCTCTCATCAGGAGCAACAAGTATTCCGGCATCGACTCAGTACAAAGACTACGAAGTGGACAGTTATGTTCACTTACGAGAGTTCAACGACGCCGGGCAGATTACCAAGTCTGAGTATCTTCAGATCGAATCCCTCACCGGATCTGACGTCGTATCCGCAACGCCAACGGTCAATGCTTACGCAGCCTATCTCAGTCAGGTTTGCCCGGCCAGGCGTTGTTATCTGCCGCCCTCGATCCAATCACGCGGTCATACCGCCGAAGTGGAGGAATTGATCCTCACCGCGAGACTATTGGCCGAAGATGAAAGCGCAACTCCAAATAGAATTGTTGAGTGGACGCCAACAATCACCTACAAGGGTTACGAGGTGCATGACCCCTCAGTGTGGCAGTCGAATGACTGGAGCGATCCGCGAGAATACGACGTAGAGCGATCAACGCATGATGTCGATTTTGAAACCGGCATCTTTGAACTCGAGTCAGACACAGCGGGTGCGGCAGAGGCGTTCAGCTATAGCGTTAAACTGAAAGGACTCGAGCAGATCGCGAAGTTCTTAGGCTGGTTTTACTACCACGCAGGTTCTTTGGTCTATCTTTGGGTTGCCTCAATGCAAAGAGACTTCACAATCGTCTCTGCGGTCGGTAGCAACTTAACAGTGAGTGGCCATATTTACACAGAGATCTATGCCGGGAGTGAGGCACGGCGCGATCTGGCTTTCGTGTATAACAACAACACAATGATCTTGAGACGGATCAATTCTTCTACGACATCGGGATCTAATGATGTATTGACATTGAATACTACTGTGCCGACTCAAACAAATCTACGCTCAGTGTCATTTCTCAAGTTCTGCCGGATCGACGCAGATAGTCTTGAAAAGGCGCTCTCAACAGATGACGTGATGCTTGCAACTTGGAGATTTAGAGAGTTACTTCATTCACCTGACTAAACTGGAGTCATATTTATGGGAAGCAGAATAACCGCATACACTGACCAAACGGCCCCGGCAGACGATGATCTATTCGAGACTGTTGATGTTAGCGATACGTCGCAGGCGCCCACGGGAACAAATAAGAAAGTCCAGTCTCAAAACCTCATTGCCAAGAAAATAAAAACCACGACTGGTCCGACAGTGCTATCAATTGGGGCAGTTGCCGATGGTCAGGTTTTAACAAGAAGTGGCACAACAATCATAGGAGCGGCAAGTGTTGCGCCAGCGGCTCACGCCACGGCCCACGAAGATGCCGGATCGGACGAAATAGACGTAACTGGATTATCAGGCGTGTTAGCTGATCCACAGGTTGCAGACAAAGTAAAAGAGTCTAGTGGCCCAACAACCCTAACAGTAGGCGCGGTTGCCGACGGTGAGGTGCTTACGCGCATGGGC